AAACAGGAGCTACATGGATGGTGTTTTAATGAACGCGCTGCATGGCAGCTTGCATCGGCTCTCCAAAAAGAGTTGGAAGAGACTAAAAAAGTACTACGCGAAAGGCACCCTTTCGTCGAAGGCGCGACGTTCAATCCTAAAAGAAATAACAAAACACAAGGATACTTTCAAGGCTGCGAGTCAGTCCGACTCAAAGAACTAAACCCCACATCGCGAGATCATATTGCATGGATCCTTTCCACATTCTATGGCTGGAAGCCGACCCAGAAGACAACTACTGGGAAGCCGGTTATAGACGAGACCATATTGATGGAGACTGCCTCAGGTGGGATCTCGATTGCCGCGGACTTCGCGAAGTGTCTCGATATTACGAAGAAATTGGGGATGATCTCGGAAGGCACGAACGCATGGCTCAAGCTTGCTACGACTGCTAATCGAGTTCATCACCACTGTTCAGTTGGGTGTGCGACATTCCGTATGTCACACAAGAACCCCAACCTTGCCCAAGTGCCGAGTGACTCAAGATTCAGAGAATTATTTATACCAACTCCGGGTCAAGTTATGGTCGGCGCTGATCTTGCTGGCATTGAGCTTCGCATGCTTGCTCACTATCTTGCCCGCTACGACAGCGGCAGATACGCAGAGATCTTGCTCAACGGAGACATACACCAAGTAAATGCCGATGCCATTGGTGTGTCAAGGAAACAAGTGAAGTCAATTTCGTATTGTTTTATCTATGGCGGAGGCGATATCAAATTAGGTAAGACTTATGACCCATCTCTCAGCGACGCTAGAGCTAAATCCAAAGGTAAAGAGATTCGCGCGGCATACATTGAAGCGATTCCTGGTCTTGATTCGCTCCTTACTGCTGTTAAAGCTGCGGGTGATCGAGGCTTCATTAAGGCGATTGACGGTCGCCGAATCCCTCTCGACTCACCACACAAATCCCTCAATTTCCTACTTCAAGGTTCATCAGCAGCGCTCGCAAAGCGGTGGCTTGTACTGAACCAAGAAAACATTAATCAATTAAAACTATGTTGCTCGCAACTGGCGTTCGTTCATGACGAGCTGCAGTTCGAGTGCCACCCCGAACATGCAACAGACTTATCAACATCCCTGGTACAAACAGCAGGAACTGCTGGAGAATACTACAACCTCAGAATTAGAATCGAAGCCGAAAGCAAAATCGGTCAAAACTGGGCCGAAGTTCACTAAATCAATTGAATGGGCTGCAGGTCTATTTGAAGGTGAGGGTTCATTGTCTTATGACAAATCTTCTAACTGCTGGAAACTTAAAATTGAAATGACAGACCTTGATACCCTTGAGGATTTTCATGCTGCCGTTGGGTATGTTGGTAATCTATCCGGCTTAATTAAACCACCCAGTAGGCCGGATCATTGGAAACCTTATGCTATTTGGGCCACTGGAGCTAGGCAAGTAGTCTTCGATCTCGTAATGCTTTTCTATAATTATCTTGGATCCCGAAGGCAAGACAAAGTAAAAGAATTTCTGGCTTGGTATTTTGCTTGATGAGGCTGTACATCGACGCTGATTATATTGTCTACAAAGGCTGTGCAGCAGCAGAGACAGAGATTGACTGGGGATCAGATGTGATCCTTGTGACATCTAGGTTCTCTGATGCGTACAAGAATATAATCAAAGACATCACAAAAATCGTTGGAGAGTTCGGTGGCTTTAGTAAGCCTGTCTTGTTCTTCTCTGACTCTATAAATTTTAGGAAAAAAATCTTACCCAGTTACAAGGGACATCGAAACAGAAAGAAGCCGTGTGGCTACAAACGTGTCATCAACAAACTCAAGACTGAGTATGAAGTGGTGATCATGGATACCCTAGAAGCAGATGATGCCATGGGGATTTATGCCACAAAATTTTCAGGCAATGTCATAGTCTCCCCGGACAAGGACATGAGACAGATCGAAGGATCTCTCTACAACCTTGACGAACACCTGACTGTGAACAAAGCCGATGGTGCCAAGTGGCATCTCATTCAGACACTTGCCGGTGACCAAACTGACGGCTATGCCGGCGCTCCTGGCGTGGGCGTGAAGCGAGCAGAGGCACTGTTCGACAAGCACGGCTACAGCTGGGAAACAGTAGTCAATGTGTTTAAAGAAAAGGGTCTCGGTGAAGAGATTGCCTTACAGAATGCTCGACTCGCCAAGATCCTTACCGTAGATGACTATGACTTTGAACAACGATGTCCAATTCTATGGACCCCCACCTCCGATTACAGAATTGACGATGGAGCAGAGCTTCAAGCTCAGAAGGATGAGAGACCTGCTGCCTGAGGCAAGCAAGGAAGATCTCATCACCATCTTGGATGCTCTGCAGCATCAAAACTTTTGCCTTTGCAATACCGTATCTAACTTAGTAAAAAATTGGCCCGCCCGTCCTACTACACCCGAGGCACAATAGAAGTCTGGGACTTCATTCGTGATCAAGAGCTTAACTACTTTCTCGGGAACGCAATTAAATACATCTGCCGTGCAGGCTATAAAGACTGCAGGATTGAAGACCTGCAAAAAGCTATCACCTACCTTGAGAAAGAATTAGAAAATGTCACTGCTATCGAACACAGCGATCGAGTTCCGCAACGCTTTCAAGATACCCAACTCTTTGAGTGGCCGAACCAGACAGAAAAATTTGATCGTTGAAGAGTTCAAAGAATTTCTAGAAGCTGACCACCAAATGGCAATGATGCACCCTCCTGATAGGGAGGCGTGTCTCAAGGAACTTGCCGACCTTATCTATGTCTGCGCACAGTACGCAGAGAACATGCAGTGGGATATCGAGCAAGCATTGCGTCGTGTCCATGCATCCAATATGTCCAAGCTTGGTCAAGACGGCAAACCGATCTACCGAGAGGACGGGAAAGTCCTCAAAGGACCTAACTATCAACCACCTGATTTGTCAGATCTTGTTTAATGTCTAATCTTATTTCTCGTACTGGTCGTGTCCAAAGCTGGATCGATGACCCAACATCTCGTTTACCTGTCAGCTGCACAATTTTTAAAGTTGATGACTCTTGTGAGGGTCCAGAAGGTATTGAAGCCAGCTGGCGATTTGCGTCACACGCTCTTCGCAACGGAGCTGGCGTAGCTATTCACCTCTCCGAACTCCGAGCAAAAGGAACTGAAAATGGAAAGGGACTTGTCGCTAGCGGCCCGGTTTCATTTGGCCAAATCTATTCAACCCTTAACTCTGTACTCCGACGTGGTGGAGTCTATAAGAATGGTGCTGTGGTGTTGCACTTGGACTTGTGCCACGCTGATGCTCTTGAGTTTATACAAGCTCCACGTCATGAACTTCCTTGGGCTAAGCGATGCGTCAACATTACAGATGAATGGTGGGAGGCGTGTTCTTTTAAAGAGGAACTACTCAATGGTATTAAGTCCGGTGACATTTGGCTCAACAAAGTAAAGTATGACAAAAAAGGTAACCGTATCCGAGGCAACGTTTGTCTCGAAGTGTACTTGCCTAGCCGAGGAACCTGTCTCCTACAGCATATTAATCTTGGAGCCTGTGAGTTCGATGACATACCACGAGCTTTCGTCGAAGGTATGTCTGAATTGTGTGCACTGCATGCAACCACTGGAGTTGGTGCGAGTGGTGAATACCTCCCACCCGAGACGGATCGACAAGTCGGCCTTGGAATGCTCGGACTTGCAAATCTCCTTAGACGTGTAGGCGTTAGCTATGAACAATTTGGACGTGCACTTGAACAATACAACGGTGGCGAAGTTGTCCAGACACCTGCATTCGAGCTGGTCTCTCAATTCGCTTCCGGCATCGACGCTGCTGCAAACATCGCACGCAGTTACTCGATGGACCGAGCTTTTGCAATCGCTCCTACTGCGAGCTGTAGCTACCGCAGCAAGGATGTAGATGGTTACACCTGCACCCCTGAGATTGCACCACCTATCTCCCGTGTCGTTGACCGGGACAGTGGCACCTTTGGTGTCGAATCATATAACTATGGCGATGTAGAGATTGCATCAGAGGTTGGCTGGGACGCGTACAAGCGTGTGGCTGACGGCATGATGACTTTGCTAGATCGCACTGGGCTTCTTCACGGGTATAGCTTCAACAGCTGGAGCGATGTTGTCACGTATGACAACGCCTTTATCGAAGAGTGGCTAAAGAGTCCCCAGACTTCCTTGTATTACTCGCTCCAAGTTATGAGCGATACACAAGATAAATCTGATGCGTACGCCGCTCTCGATCAACAAGATGTAGACGACTACCTCGCAGATTTACTGAATGAAAAAGAACCTACCTGTGACTGTCAAGAATGAGACAACATCCTTATCAAAAACTACTGGAACGCAAGCGGACGTGGACTCCTGTTGCTACTACCAAAGGCAAATGCAAAGAGGGAGCGGAGGAGACACTCCGCCGTGCACTTGCCTTGCGACATATGGAACTACCTGTGGGAGATTTTATCCGTGATGCGCTCGCCACTGAAGTTCCATTTCTCGCGCGTGAAATATTGGAGAGCAATGTCCAAGACGAGATTAAGCACGACAGGGCTTTGGGTTATGTCGCCGATGCTTGGGGAGTTGATCCGAAAGCTGAGCGGGAAGCCCTCGCACTGCGTGATGCGTGGACAGAACATCCTGATCACACTCTCCTTAAAGCCATGGTTGCTGAGCGTGCAATCTTTTTCGTCTTACTACCCTTCATGCGGTTTGCTGGTGACGCAGGGATGCGAACCGTCAGCGCTGACATTAGTAGAGACGAGCAAGTTCACGTCGCAACAAATAGCTTGGTATGTAGAGAGCTTAATCTGGAGGCTTCGCCGTCTTTGGATAAACTCCGTAAGGCGACTATTGCCTGGGTCATGCAACCACTAGGCAAGAGTGCTGATAAATATCTGGACAAAAAATTTTGGCTCGATTCTAGTGATCGGCTGATGTATGAGGGTAAAGCACCACAACTTGCTGACACACAGCGAGCACGGATGCCTGCCTTCTTTGAACACGCTAATCAAAACCTCCCGCAATATGCTTAACTTCCTGACACCTCAAAAGATGTTAGCTGAGTTAGAAGAACAATTTCCTCCACCCTTTACCGGACCAGAAGACAAGATCCAACACATCATGTTTAACGCTGGTCAGCAATCCATCATCAATTGGATTAAACAACGCATTACTGAGGACTAATGTATACAGAAGCAGAACTATACGCTGGGTCAACTAAGCGACCCAAGTACAACAAGAAGGGTAAGTTTATTGGGTATGAGCATACACCTTTAGACCCTGGTTTAAAGGAAGCAAGTATGCGTCTTATTTACCCACCTTCACCGCCGCCGGTACCCCAGCCTGCTGAACAAGGTAACGCCCTGATGGCATCAGCTGGTAAAGGCTTGCGCCGCCCAGAAAGTGAGCGGGCAAAGAAAAAAACAAACCTTGCAGGCTTACGTAACCGCAGAAGTTTGGGCTTCGCCCAACTGATTGGAGCCGCATCACAACAACCTGGTTTCTCTCCTTTGAATATTGGTGGCTTCGGATGACAGCTAAAGCAAGGTACGATGCACTAAGCAGTGGCCGTAATTCCTTTCTTGATGTAGCTGTTCAATGCTCTGAGCTTACTCTCCCATATCTCATTACACGTGATGAGTTACGGAGTACCCACAAATCTATTACACAACCTTGGCAAAGCGTAGGTGCTAAGGCGGTAGTCACCCTTGCATCTAAATTGATGCTGGCTCTGCTGCCGCCTCAGACTACGTTCTTTAAGTTACAGATTGCAGACGAACAGTTGGGAACTGAGATTCCTGCTGAGATTCGTTCTGAACTCGATCTTAATTTTGCCAAACTTGAGCGTATGGTGATGGACTCTATCGCTGCTTCTAGCGATCGTGTCACTGTGCACCAAGCCATTAAACATCTTGTTGTTGGTGGTAATGCTCTGTTGTATATGGGAAAGGATGGGATTAAGCACTACCCATTGAACCGCTACGTTGTAGAACGTGATGGCAATGGCAACGTTATAGAGATCGTTACCAAAGAACTTATTAACAAACAACTTTTACCTCGTGAAATTGTTAAGGATCCTCTCGAAGTATCTGAGGAGTCCACGGCACCTAACAACGAGTGCGAAGTTTATACACACGTAAAGCTACAAAACAATCGTTGGGTTTGGCACCAAGAGGTGTACGGGAAAGTTGTTCCTGGTACACAAGGTAAAGCACCTAAGGCAACATCACCCTGGCTTGTGCTGAGGTTCAATACAGTCGATGGGGAGAACTATGGTCGCGGGCGAGTAGAAGAGTTCATCGGTGATCTGAAGTCACTCGAAGCACTCTCTCAGGCCATCACAGAAGGCTCTGCAGCAGCTGCAAAAGTTGTCTTCCTAGTGTCACCATCCTCTACTACTAAACCAGCCAACCTAGCCAAGGCTGGCAACGGTGCAATCATTCAGGGCAGACCTGATGATGTTGCTGTTGTGCAAGTTGGTAAGACTGCTGACTTCGCTACGGCACAGCAACAAATGCAAACGCTTGAGCGACGCATTGCTGAGGCATTCCTTGTGTTGACTGTTCGACAAAGCGAACGGACAACTGCGGAGGAAGTACGCCTTACTCAACTTGAACTAGAGCAACAGCTTGGCGGTCTATTTAGTTTGCTGACCGTTGAGTTCCTTGTGCCATACCTGAATCGCAAGTTGCTTGTGATGCAACGCAGTGGTGAGTTACCAAGGTTCCCTAAGAAGCTTGTTAAACCAACCATTGTTGCTGGTATCAATGCACTTGGTAGAGGTCAGGACCGTGAATCACTGACTCAATTCATTATGACCATTGCTCAGACCCTTGGTCCTGAGGCAATGATGAAGTATCTCAACCCAGACGAAGCAATTAAACGTCTGGCTGCTGCACAGGGTATTGATGTTCTGAACCTCGTTAAGTCGATGGATCAGCAACAGCAAGAACAACAGCAGAACATGCAAATGCAGGAGCAGATGGAGATGACTAAGCAAGCTGCAGCTATGCAGTCGGCACCAATGAATGATCCATCTAAAAACCCTGCACTAGCTGCAGAGCTAGAGCAACAAGCTGAACAACCACCTATTCAATAATGGCAGAAATTCTTACATCGGATAACAGCGTACCTACTGAGGTTATGTCTCAGCAGAATGCTGATGAAGCCGATTCACTTCGCGTTGGCGAAGAGATTATGGAAGCTCATGAGCAGCGACTGGCTGGAAAGTACAACAGTACCGAAGAGTTGGAAGCTGCGTACCTTGAGCTGCAAAAAAAGCTTGGAGGAGAAGAAGCAGAAGATGTGCAAGAAGAGTTTGAAGAAGCTCCTGAAGTCGATTGGTTGGCTGAAGCCCAGCGAGCCATGCAAGAAAGCGGAGAGCTATCAGAAGAACTAGTCAACCAACTCTCTGATATGAATGGTGTTGACGTGTTCAATGCCATGCAAGATATGAGTCCTGTTACACAGGATCTAACTGATGGTGAGCTTGCAGACATCTATTCAGCTGTTGGTGGCCAGGAGCAATACGGTGAGTTGATTAATTGGGCACAAGATAATTTCACTGAAGGTGAGATTGAAGCCTACGATCAAGTCGTTGACTCTGGTAACCCAGCACAAATCAACCTTGCACTTCAAGCACTTTATTATCGATATACAGACGCTATGGGACAAGAGGGAGAATTGATTCAAGGTAAACCTGCATCAGCAGAAAGCACCTTCCGTAGTCAAGCAGAGCTTATTCAAGCAATGAATGACCCACGATATGAACATGACCCTGCTTATCGGCAGGACGTTATCAACAAACTTGATCGCTCTGAAGTGCAGTTTTAAATGAACGACACACAAATCTGGCCTACTGAACCACGTATGTACATCGACGAAAACTCTATCCCCCATAACGAACGCGCCGAGCGTCTCAATGGCAGGCTTGCCATGCTCGGCGTGATGGCTGCGCTAGGTGCGTATGCCTTCACTGGTCAACTCATTCCTGGTATTTGGTAATGCATAAAGGTAAAGGTTCCTGCGGAGGAAAGAAAGGTGGCAAAGGCAAAAAAGGCTACTAAAACCCGCATGGATAAAAAGTGCTGGAAAGGATATAAGAAGTCCGGCACAAAGATTTCACATGGGAGCGGTACTCCCACACGTACAAACAACTGTATCAAAATTAAAAAGTAAATGGCAGCTACTATCGCACTACAACGTCCCAAGAGTATTTGGGATCGATATTGTGAGTGGGTTAGCAGCACTGAGAACCGGCTTTATGTAGGACACTTCGGTGTCCTCATGATCCCTTGTCTACTGGTTGCTACCACTTGCTTCCTTGTTGCATTCATTGCAGCACCACCTGTTGATATTGACGGCATCCGTGAACCGGTTGCTGGATCTCTTCTCTATGGAAACAACATCATCTCTGGAGCAGTCGTACCCTCCAGCAACGCAATCGGACTACATCTCTATTCCATCTGGGAAGCAGCCAGTCTCGACGAATGGCTCTACAACGGAGGACCTTACCAACTTGTGGTCTTCCACTTTCTCATTGGTGTCTTCGCTTACATGGGACGCGAATGGGAACTTAGTTATCGATTAGGCATGAGGCCTTGGATCTTTGTCGCATATTCAGCACCTGTTGCTGCGGCTACGGCCGTATTCCTGGTGTACCCCTTCGGTCAGGGATCCTTCTCTGACGGTATGCCACTTGGTATTTCAGGTACCTTCAACTATATGCTCGTCTTCCAAGCAGAGCACAACATCCTTATGCACCCCTTCCACATGTTGGGAGTCGCTGGTGTGTTTGGTGGCAGCTTGTTTTCTGCTATGCACGGCTCTCTTGTTACCAGTTCGCTGGTGCGCGAGACGACTGAAGACATGAGCCAAAACTATGGCTACAAGTTTGGTCAAGAGGAAGAGACATACAACATCGTAGCCGCTCACGGTTACTTCGGACGTTTGATCTTCCAATATGCATCTTTTAATAACTCACGTAGCCTTCACTTTTTCTTGGCTGCTTGGCCTGTGGTGGGTATCTGGTTTACTGCACTCGGCGTGAGCACCATGGCGTTCAACCTGAACGGCTTTAACTTTAACCAATCTATCCAGGCGTCTGATGGCAGAGTCATCAACACCTGGGCTGACATCCTTAACCGAGCTGGTCTTGGTATGGAAGTCATGCACGAGCGTAATGCTCACAACTTCCCACTCGATTTGGCTGCAGCAGAAAGCGCACCTGTCGCACTGACTGCACCTGCAATCGGCTAATACAAACACTTAACTTTAATGATCAAAAACATTGCTCTTTCCACCCTCGCGGTGTCTTCTTTTGCTGCACCCGCTTTGGCTGGTGCCTACTTGAATGTAGAAGCTAACCAAGGTTGGTCCGGTGAGGACTACCAAGGTGCTCTGCTTGAGACACACGTGGGCTACGAGAACGCTCTTGGTGACAGCGCAAGCTGGTACATCCAGGGCGGTCCAGCCATCTCCTTCCCGGATGACGCTGAACAGGTTGGCGCTGCCTCTGGCAAAGTCGGTCTTGGTGTCGATGTGACTAAGAAGCTTTCCGTCTACGGTGAAGTCTCTGCTATCACGTCTGAAGGTCTGGAGATCGAAGGTCTCGGCGTTGGTGCTAAGACCGGCGTTAAGTACAAATTCTAAGTAACGTACGTTCATCCTTATGGAACATGTCTATCAATTAGAACTACCACCAGATGCTCTCAAGTTAATCTATAAATCAGTAGATCTACATCACAAGAACTGGTCTGGTGGTGACGCATTTGAGCAGCAAGCTCTTCTGTATTTGAAGAACATGCTGTACAAGTGTGTTCTTGAAGAGACATACCAGCAGGACGCATAACACTCACACCATGGAACGGGGGTGTGGTACTTCATGGAGATTTAACATGCCTAATGTTGAACTGCAAGCTCGCGTTAAAGAGCAGTCTGCTGCTGTCAAGGCAGCCAAGCTGAAGTATCGCGGCGTTACCTACATTAAATCTGGCAAGTAGACTTTTGGGGAGGTGCAATTCCTCCCCTGCCTATTGGCATTGGCCCGTACGCGGATACCCTTTGCCGTCTAGACGGTGGGATAGACCACAACAATTTGGTTAAAAAATTTCTGATCGATCAGAGGATAGACAACATTTTATTCTCTTACAATGGCATTTGAAAGTTCTGTGAACCCCGCGCAACTAACGCGCCCAGGTTCTCTTAATGGAGCTGCTGATAATCGTGCTCTGCTGCTGAAACTGTTTAGCGGCGAGATGTTCAAAGGCTTCCAAAATAACACCATCGCCCGTGAAATGGTGATGAAGCGTACCCTGAAGAATGGCCGCTCAATGCAGTTCATCTATACGGGTCGCACCAAGGCGGAGTATCATACGCCTGGAAATAGCATCTTGGGTGATACCAACGGTGCGCCTCCCGTGGCAGAGAAGACCATCACCTGCGATGATCTTTTAATCTCCAGCGCATTTGTATATGAGTTGGATGAAGTTCTGACTCATTACGATCTGCGTTCTGAAATCTCTCGCAAGATCGGTTACGCTCTGGCTGAAAAGTACGACCGTTACATCTTCCGTGCCATCACCCGTGGTGCACGTGCTAGCTCTCCTGTGATGAAGAGTAGCTATGAAGAACCGGGTGGTACTCAAATTCAAGTTGGTGCTAACGCTGCTGATGCATATGACGATCAAGCGATTGTTAATGCCTTCTATGATGCAGCTGCTGCACTCGACGAAAAAGGAGTGAGTGGAGATGGACGCGTGGCTGTCCTTTCCCCTCGCCAGTACTACAATTTGATTCAGGGTATCAACAGCAACGGTTTGATTAACCGTGATGAGACTGGTGGTTCCTTGCAGAATGGTAACGGCATCATCTCGATTGCTGGTATCAAGATCTTCAAGTCGATGAACATCCCCTTCCAGGGTAACTACGGTGTTAAGTACGCTAGTGCTAGCAAGACTGTTGATCGCAAAGGTGACTTCGTTGAAGTCGGTATGGAAGATGCTCGCAACCGTGACGTTGATACCGATGCTGGTACTGCTGGCACTCAGTCCGCTGAGAACGGTGGTATTCGTAATGACTATGGTAACTCCACCGACTTTGCTGGTTCCTGCGGTCTGATCTTCCAACGCGAAGGTGCAGGTGTTGTTGAAGCTATTGCTCCTCAAGTCCAAGTGACCAGTGGTGATGTGTCCGTCATCTACCAAGGTGATGTTATCCTCGGCCGCTTGGCTATGGGTTGTGACTACCTGAACCCCGCTGCTTGCGTTGAGCTGCACACTGGTACTGCTGACTCTCAGTTCGGCACTGCCCAGACTGCAACTAACAACGCTGGTTATCAGTGATATCTCTTTATCTTTAAACCTACGGGGGAGCTTCGGCTCCCCTTTTTTTTATTCATACGACAGACATGCCCTTTCCTACATATGCTGTGTCCACCGAACTGGACGCTGTAAATCAAATACTTAGCAGTGTGGGACAGGCTCCTGTCACCACTCTGGACCTGCAAAACCCTGAAGTATCTATTGCTGTTAATACTCTACGTGAGCAAAGCAAGCAAGTACAACTTGAGGGGTGGTCATTTAATACCGAACGTAAGTATGAATTGGTCCGCAACTCAACCACTAATGAGATTGCATTTCCTCCTACCGCATTAGCACTTGATGCTAATGTTGAATATCACCAAGATAGGTATGACTTAGTTAAGCGCAGCGGCAAGCTGTATGACAAATACAAGCATACCTTTACTTTTTCAGAAGACCTCAAAGTTGATGTCCTTTGGTACTTTGACTTTCAAGACCTACCTGCTGCTATACAAGAGTATGTAACCGCAAAGGCTGCACGTATGTGTGCAACCAAGATGGTGGGTGACGCACAACTAAATCAACTTCTACAAGAACAGGAAGCTACTACCCGAGCAGCTGCAATTGAGGAAGAGTGTCAACAAGGTGATTACTCCATGTTTGGTTTCCAAGATGGAGAGAATTACTACACAACTTATCAACCATTCCAAGCTCTCCGTAGGCAATGAGTACAGTCTCCCAATCAATTCCAAACCTTCTATCTGGTATTTCGCAACAGCCCGATAGCAGGAAACGTCCTGGACAACTTAAAGATGCAGTCAATGCATTCCCTGACTTTGCTCTAGGTCTACTCAAACGACCGGGAGGCAAGTTTGTTGCGAACCTACCTAACGCCACAACTACTGGTAAGTGGTTTCCAATTCTTAGGGATACCTTTGAAAAATATATTGTTCAATATGACGGTAATCGTTTTCATGTTTGGGACCTTGCAGATGGAGATGTACGTGCTGTTGACATGGGCTCAGCTCAAGGCAGCACAGCTGGTAGCTGTTTGATTGCTGATCAACTTACAGCCGCTAACAACTACAACACTGCTGTCGCTGCTACTGCTACTGCGTTAACTGCTTTGCAGGCAGCTGAAGTCCAACTGGCTTTAGCTACTGCTGCACAGTATCCAACTACTGAAAGTCTGTTTGAATTTAGGTATGACTACAACACAGATGTAGTTGAACAACTGCACAGCGGTGTCGCTGAGAACGCTGATGGTGTTTACTTTGTCAAAGACAATGGGACAGTAGTTTCTGTTGCAACAACTCTACCAGCAAACTATGCACTAAGCACTGAGCGAACCAGTGAGCATCCTTTGATTGCCAGTACTGGTTTCCGTGTATATGAGGTTGAAAAAACTACAGCTGCTACAAACAGTCCTGTACTAACAACTGAACAAGCTGATTACAACACCGCTAAAACAGCTTATGACAATGCTGTCACAGCAGAAGCTACCGCTAAAACAGCCTTAGACACACAACGCACTAACTGCGCTATTGCAGTAATTGACTCTAATGCCTATCTGGCAGGTGCCAATCCAGAGGATATTGAATTACTCACTCTGAATGATTCAACGTTTGTACTGAACAAAAAGAAGACGGTAGAACTGACTAACAACACAACCCATACAACAGGTTTGGATGCAAACCGTGCACAGGTAGTCATCAACATTGCGAGTAACTCTACTAACTATGAAGTACTACTCACGCCGCAGGGTCAATCAACATTACCCCCGTTTACCACTACATCGTCATCTTCTGGTGCAAGTGCTGACAGTATCGCAGATGCTTTGGCAACTGCTATTACTGCCAATGCTAATTTTACGGCAACACAAGTGGGTGCTAGTGTGTATATTACTAGCCCTAATCCTTTCACTGTAGAGACACGGGGTGGTTCTGCAGAGTCTGCAATCTTCGCGCTAACAGATACTATTGGCAACATCGCGCGTTTGCCTCTTCAAAGTAAAAATGGATATGTAGTCAAAGTTGTTAATGCTGAAGACATTGATATCGATGACATGTATGTCAAGTTCACTACTGACGGTGGTGGGGACTTTGGTACTGGACAGTGGGAAGAATCCACTGCTCCTGGTATTAAATACGAATTTGATCCCCTTACTATGCCACATAGGTTGGTTAGGGAATCAAACGGTACATGGACTTTCAGTTCAATTAATTGGGATGATCGACTTGTTGGTGATGACAATACCAACCCGGCACCTAGCTTTGTAGACAACGAGATCTCTCATATCTTCTTTTACAGAAACCGTATGGGTTTCTTGTCTGGACAGAATGTAGTACTCAGTAAAGC